CGTTCGTGGTCTCCACCGGCAGCACATTGAGTTTGCTGCGCACCATATTGGCAAACGCATCGAAGTCGAACTCAATAGGGTCTGCTACCGCCTTGATAGTGACGGTCTTGTATGGCTCACGTTTGTGATTAAGCGTACCCGGTATGCGCAAGACCCGCGCTGCGTCAGCAGTCACGTTCATGTCGATCTTCAGCCCTTCCTGCTTGCACAGGCGTTTGAAGTTCTCAGCAACAGGTTTCCACTTGGAGATCGGCGCGTCTTCAGTCAGGGGCCAATACACATGGAACCCACCGCCCGAGTCAACAATGAACGGCGTACCAAGCTCGTCTAGTCCGGTCTTCTGTAGGAACGCGACGAACGCAGCCAGCCCCTCCTTCTTCGTGCCGTACGTCTTGTCACTAGCTTTTGCACAATCAAGGTCTACAAAGAACGAGCGTACGTTGACTGCGTTAACAGCCGTGCGTGCATTCGCCTTTTCAAAAGACGCTAGTGCAAAGTAAATCTCGTGGTCAGCGGCGGCATACTCAGCAACTTTTGGTGGTATCTCATTTAAATCCTTGGTGAAGAAATGATCTTTTTTTATTGAGCTAAGTTCCGCTACGCAGTAGTAATCACCCGCAGACGGCAACACAGCCGCTAGAAAATCGAGCGGGTGCAAGGTACTCTCCTTGGGTGATCAGTCTTGGTAGCGAGGCGCTGGTAATTGCAGCTTGCCGGAGAAGAACCGGCTCACCATCTCCTGTATCCACTCCGGTGGCACGGTCTTGTCTTCATCAACCATTTGCCCTGCGTAGTGAAATAGTTCTCTGTCGGTCAAGGCCGAAGGTCGAATGTTTTGCATGTCTTTCTCCAAGCTTCTTCAGCAGTCGGTGAGGACTGTAGAATTTTTATTAGTGTGTTAACGTTGTTCTTGTACGCCTGTAGAACCTCGCCGCCTTTGAACCAGTTGTAAACCGTCTGGCGCGTAGCACCAGTTGCTTGTGCAATCTTTATCACCGGAAAGTCCAGATGTATCGCCCATCGCCCAAGCTGGTTGCCAATGGTCTTGGGTGCTTTCGCAACCTCAAATCGAATGTTTTCAGAGTAGGCCATAATTTATTCGTTCGGTATGACACGGTATTTGAAAAGACCCCTGCGAACATATTCACGTTCAACAGTATGTCCTCCAAACTTTTTCTTTCTAAAGTCACGCAGTCTGGCGCTGACACTTGCCTCGGGACAACAGACCCGTCGAGAGATTTGTTCTAGTGTCCGCCAACGCCCATCTCGCATTAAACGCCACACATTAAACAGTTGTGTTTTTAACCTTTCTTTGTCGCGTTCTGGATCGTATGTTTTGCCATCAAACATTTGCTTCTCCTTGTAAGTAGACCGTGGGGTCATCGAACGGGGAGCTAACAACGAAAAGGATAGTCCGACCCCCACTGCGGGTGTTATATGCGCCACCGCCCGCTGGGCTATTGGGTGGGGTACTCGCTGCGCCTGAAGCTTTCTCTGTGCCAGTGGTGCGATCTGGCGCTCTTCAGTATCCGCTTTCCCCCGTAGCTTTAATCGTCAGTGTCGTCCCACTGATCAACGATGTTTGCAAGGTTGCCGCTTTTCTTTGGCACCGCAGAACCAACTTCTTTTTCTTCACGCTTGGTCGGCTCTTCAGCGTCATCGTCAACCACCACCGCTTTGGTTTTCTTCGCAGCCTTCGGGGCAGTACCAGCAATAGGTTCAGCAGGTGCAGCAGGTACTTTATCGACTTGTGCAACGGTCATTGTGATAGCCGAGGTTGCTGCCGCAGTCTGTCCTTGATTTTGGCAAAGCTCGTACTCGTCTTCGGTAAGCCAGCGCATCGCTTTGAAGAACAGCTTTGGCACAGCGGCCTTGGTATCAAACTTCAAGCGGGTGACAACCTGATCAGGGCTTGCGTTTTGTGCAGCCAAGAAACGTGCGTACGCTTGTAGCGGACGGTTGTCGCCATCTTCTTTACCAAAGATCGACTGTGCAGGCAGCGTCAACTGCATGACATCGCCGCCTACATCGTTTGCCAACGCTACAGCAAGACGTTGCTGGTAACGGCAAGCACGCGAGGAACCTTCGCCCGAGCCAGAAATATTCTGTGGGCAGTTAGCGCAAGTAACAGACTGCTTGTTAGCGGCAGTTGGATCGGGTGTTTCGCCGTTAGCTGACCAGCAGTCCGGTGCCGAAGGGTTGTCAGCGTCGTACTTACCCATGTAGAAGATACGGCTGATCTTTGGCGCAGCATTAACAATCACTACGTCAAGGTGACGGTCTTCAATTGATGCCACTTCCTTACCGTCAGAAACTAAACGGAACACGCCACCACGAATGGAGATGCGCTTACCGCCACCCCCACTACCACCGCCCATAAGCGATTTAGCGACTGCTGATACTTCACCCTTCTTTACGAACGAAGGTACTTGTGCTGCGTTAAATTCAACGATGCTATTCATGTGTGTCCTCACTTAGTTGGTCGGCGTACCGAAACGTCATACTCCATATCAGAATTCAATCCCGGTGGTACGAGTCCGGGGTTCTGTTCTAAAAACTGCGCCATGTTGGTCTGTGCAATGCGCTTCTCCAACAGGTCTACAGCATCATGCTTGACGATGAACTCTTTGAAGGAAGCCCAGTCCTGCGTCGAGTACCGTGTCTTTACACTAAGTATCACGGTGCCGTTATCAGTACGAGCCGACTTCTGCCCGTTCGCCATCATCTGCTCTTTCATCGCCATCTTGACTTCGTGCTGCTGCGCCTTGATAGCTTCTATCTGTGTCTCGTATTCTTGCGTTAGCTCCTGTATACGCACGCGCATTTTCAGGTATAGCTTTGCAAGCCGAGCCAAGGGTATTTGCTCAGTCATGTACTTCTCCTTTGTTATGTACTGCTATGTCAAACATTTTACTTCTGCTTTTTTGTAGTTGCAAGCTCCTCCTCATACAATTTGATTAGTAGTGAGTGGTCATCCACGCGGTTTGCCAATTGAGCAAACATCTTCTTCTCAATCGGGCTACCCTGAATGTGCACCACAGTAACTTTGTCAGAAGTCTGACCCTTGCGATCTGTGCGAGCGCAGCATTGAATGTAAGTCTCCACACTCATCACAGGCCCCCAGAACACCACGGTGTCTGCTGCGGTTAGCGTTACGCCATGCGCTGCGGCCTGTGGTTGAATGACAAGTACCCGTGGGTCTTCCTCAGTCTGAAACCGTTTGAAAATCGCTGTACGTTTCGTTGCAGTAACGTCTCCATGAATTTCTTCACAGTTAATATTATTTTTCTTGAGAAAGGTTGTTATGGTGTCAATACTGTGACGGAATGGCGCGAACACCAGCACCTTGCGTTGGGTCTCCTCCAACACTTCCAGTAACACGTTCAAGCGTGGTGCGCAGTCGAACTCCACTACCTCCTGCATATCCGTGTAGGAAGCACCCGCGCTGATTTGTAGCAGCTTGTTGACAGAAGCCGCAGCGTTGACTGCCGTGATGGTCTCGCCTGCGGCCTGCATCACCATGCGTTCCTTCAGCAGCATGTAGTACTTGGCCTGCTGCGGGGTCAACGGTACCTCACGCGTTACGGTAATAACTGGCGGCAAGTCGAGGCACTGTTCTTTGGTGAAGCGTATCGCTGGTTGCAGCGCATCAAATACTTTCTGTGGTGCATCAGCTTTAGCCAGCCACCGGAACTGCGACACTTTGTTCATCACCTTGTCGCGCCATGCTGTGTAGAACTTCGGCACACCGTCAGGGTTCACCAGCTTGGACAGGCCGTACGCGTCGAGGGGTGACTGCGATGCGGGTGTACCCGTCATCATCCAGAGTATTGTGTTGGACTTCAGTATTGAGTACAGCGCCTTCCAACGTTTTGTTGACACGTTCTTGTAAGCGTTCGCCTCGTCAACAACCACCAGATCAAACCTGCCGTCAGCGATGATCTCCTGCGCGGTTAGGTTCAAGCCATCGTAGTTCATGATGACGAACTCATAGTCACCCTGCACCATCTCGATACGACGCGACGCTTGACTGTGATGCGCAACGATTGCAGAACGG